GATTTCCACGCTTCGCTTAACTGCTGAATAGCCGGAATTGCTGTCTGTGAAACACTCGTAATCACCGGAGCGGCCGCTTCAACCAGATCTGAGCCAATCAGCTTCAGATTGTTCATGGCAACCGTCATCTGATCGAGCGGATCCTGTGTTTCCGTGAATGTTGAGCTGATATTGCCGGACGCATCGGATAGAGATGTGGTAGACGTTGTAAAGTCGTCTATCGTCAGCTTGCCAGTGCTGAATGCATCAAACAACTTTGCGCCGGACTTTCCGAAAATATCCGTTGCACTGGTTGAAGAACTAAGGGCTTCTGTCAGTTCTTCTCCCATACTTTTACCGTCTTTGGCAGCCTGAAGCTGTACACGGCTCATGCCGGACATAACGGTGCTGACATCAACGCCGGACATTTCCAGCTTTCCGAGGAGATTCGCCGAATCAGAGGCATTAAGGCCGAGCCCCTGCAGCGTGGATCCGTAAGAGGTCATCTCCTGCGCCAACGTGTCTACATTAACGCCGGTATTCTGTCCAACCTGATTCAGCGTGTCCAGCATATTGCCGGCATCCTCCGCAGACAGCCCGTAAGCTGTCAGCGCGCTCTGTACATGATCGACAGAGGAGGACACATCCGTATTATTCAAATTTGCGAACTGAACAAACTGTGTAGAAAGCTCTTCGCATGCGTCGCCGGTCAGGCCGAATCTGGTATTTACTTCTCCGACTGCATCTGCCGCACTCTGAAAACTTACCGGAAGCGTAGCGGCGATGTTTTTCGCATTCTGCTGAAGACCTTCCAGCTTTTCTCCACTCGCTCCCGTTTTGATCGTGACCGTATCCATTGCCTCATCGACGCCTTTCCAGGCGGCGACGGATGCTGTAGCGGCTGCCGAAATTCCTACAGTCGCACCGGTAAAAGCGGACCCTACAGAGCTTATCGCTGATCCCGTCTTACCAAGAGCGCCACTGACAGATGACATCGCAGAAGAGAAGGAGCCACTGAAAGATTTTCCGGCGCTGTCTCCAGCTTCTTTTCCGGCTTTATCTCCCTGATCAGAAAGTTCAGATGTTAGATTGTTCTTTATTCCCTTTGTTGTAGGGATAATCTGGACGTATGCCTGTGCAATATCAGCCATTTCGTGCTTTCTCCAATGCTTCTTCAAAGTCCTCGGCACTTCTGTATCCGCGGACTTTTTCCGAGTCTTTTTGTATCAACTGATCATGCAGAGACTTTGGGCGGTGCCGGCCGTGCGCAGCATCTTCTGTCTGCGCCCAGCAGAGCCAGTTGCAACAGTCATAAATCATGGACAGCATCAGCTGATACGTAGATGCTCCTCTGTTTCCGAGTTTCATGCGGCACCGGCTGTCATCACGCAGGCCTAAAAATAAAGTCGCCGCCAGTGTTGGTGGCAGCGACCTCAAATCAAGAACGTGATAATATTCGGCAAAATCACAGATCAATGCATCCTCGTCAGTTCGGAGCATGACTGCGAGGCTCAGGATTTTTTTCCGGCATTTCCGCAGGCGATCAGTACGTCAGTCAGTTCTTTAATCATCAGGGTTGTGCTGATGAATCCGTTTTTATCTCTGACATGTTTCTTGAGTGCCTGTAATCCTTCCTGCCCAAAGACCTTCTGCATGACCTCCACATTTCCACGTGACTGAATGGCCATATTGGCATCCGCCGAATCCGCCAGAGCTTCAATGACGTCCCAGTCATCCAGGATGCGGGGATCTACCATGCAGTGGAAACCGGACTTCGTCGTAACTTCAATCATGCTGCAGCCCTCTTGATATACTCATAGTGTGTATTGCCGCTAGCATCCGGCGTACAGGTCACGGTTGTTTCATAACCAACGGCATCGCTGTCAGAATATGTGATTGTTCCAAGATCGGTGACCGTGCAGGAAGGAATAACAATACGCTTGAGCGCTCCGTCGCGCATGATCATGTCAATCACCAGTGCCCTTGCCTCTGCTTCTGCTGCGTTTGCCTTCACCGTGATGCCCGTTGCAAGATCACCGCTCACATTGCTGGAACCATAGACAAACTTCAGTACGTCCTCATCCAGGCTGTGAATCAGAGTAAACCCGAAGGTATCATCTTTGCTGTTCTGGATGGTAAGAACGGCGTCGCCGCCCCATGCGCGGACTGTATCTGTATCCGGCGCATTGTCATTTGTAAGGCCATCCTCCGAGACGTATCCAAGCGACTTGAAAGCTTTGTCAAGAGCTGTCGTCGGATCTGTCGGAAGCGCTGTGCCAAGCGGTGCTGCATAAATTGCTCCGCCAACCTTCGGCTTACCTGTACTTACCTGCGTAGAATCATTTGCTGACATTTTTAATCCTCCTCAATATATCTGACGGTAAAAACCGCCTGATACCGATATCGTTTTGTTGTTGTGTCTGTAAAATCGTAATCCGCCCCTGCCGCATAGATAACAGGACCGGTGTTAATATCCCGCATCGCCCGGCATACTTCATCCGAAAGCCTGGCCGCATCTGCTTTGCGCTTTGCCCATGACTGGATCGCGAAAGTAGCTGACAAATGACCATTGCCAAGATACTGAGCCCCTGTTTTCTCGATGGTGATAAAGGTATCTGGCATCGGTGAAGGCGTTTCCATAGAAACAGGGATCTCCGGGAACTTTCCCTTGATATAGTTGTAAATTGTTGTTTCTATCATGTTCCCAACGCTTTCAGCAGAGTATTGTTTTTCAAGTTATCCTGTCTTGCCTCTTTTGTTTCGGCGTTCACGGCATACGCGATTCTTTCCGGATACTGTCTCGTGGTGACCTCATATCCATCACCCGCCCGTGAAGCAATAGCATCCGCCTGCTCTTTACACGCGGCCGCGATCTCATCGCTCTTCAGCAGTTCTTTAATACCGTCCGAATTTAACTTGAGCTCGACAATGCTCTTACTCATACCGCTCAACCTTTACCTCTTTATTCCAGCGAAGCGGGGTATTCGCATCCGTATACTGAATCGGTATTCCGAATGTTCTCCACCGTCTGCCGTAGAACTCCACGGTTGTATCTTCCCAGCTGTGCTCATCGCCCTTCGGGATGGATAGCGTATAAGCCGCCATCTTCCCATACAGCGACATATTATTCACGTTTTGCTCGGACGTTGTCGGCTGGATCAGCACGTCATTTACTTCAATAGGGGATTCTGAGTATATGGATTCTCCGTACTCATCCGTCCCTGTCTGCGTTTTCTCATACAGCTTTACAGTTTCTCCGACAATCATATAAGCTCCACATTCGTGACAAGCTGCCCGGAAAGTCCCAGCATCTCCCATTCGGATTTTCGAATAAAAATCCCGCCGCCTGGCATAAGCGGTGTAAAGCTCTGTGAATAGGGCCCGGCTGTCTGTGTAATCTGAGAGGCTGCTTCCGCTGTGGTTGAGGCATTCAGAGCACGGAGAACCGCCCGGACGGATACCTCTTTGGCAATGCTCTTCAGATCTTCATCATCCTCCAAAAGAGCGTCAAAATCTTTCCCGTATTTCTTGGCTCTCCTCCGGATAATGGCTGCCGTGGACTCAAGAAGCAGGCTTGTCTTCTCCATTTCATCCGATGTCAATTCTCTTCCGAGTTTGATCACGTCATCCACAGTTGCATAAGTCGTCATCTTGCACTCTTTCTGCCCGGCTTCCGGATGCGTTTAGCCGAATCAGCTTCCTCGTGAGCATCTTCCGGCGGCTTCGCATTTTCAGCAGGCTCCCAGTTGCCTCCGATAATTTCAGAGGCAGCCGCGATTTCCTGCCCGGTTATCTTGTTACGGTAGATCAAGTCGTAGCTCCGGCAATACGCGCGAACGCCGCAGGATCGAGGATTCCCCAGCCGATGTAGGTCTCTGCGCGAAGGTAAACCTGATTGTAGTTCTTCAGGTCTTTCCCTGTGCCATCCGGATCGCCGTACTGGATCATTTCAACCGGGATATCCTTTGCATAGCCCCACTTGAATGCGTTCTGGAAGTCGCCGAGAATCACATAGTCCTTTGCCGTTCCAAAAGCTACTGTAGAGTTAACATCGCAAGGAACACCGTTCAGAGCGGACGGATTTCCGCCGAGGGAGAACTCCGGAAACTGGCGGACGCCATTTTCCTTTACATTCCCGAGCGCCGCTCCAAAAGCCTTGGAAAATGCATAACCAGTGTTGTCATACTCGCCCAGCGCTGCGATTGCATCATTGAGATTGCTCTCCTCCGTGCCGGCAGCATAGGTGATCTTTGTCACCCCGGTATTTGTATCAAAGCTGTTCGTGCCGATCAGCGTAGAAGTCTTGGAATCTCTCGGATTGATGCCGTGCATACACATGATATCAAGGCCCCTCGCAACCTTCTTGGCATAGCCGTCAGCAAACTGAGAAAGAATATCAAGCTGCTCTTCCTCCGATGCATACAGAAACTCATCGGAAATTCTCGCGCCGTATTCCACCTTCAGCGGCTGGATAACTACCGGCGCTACTGTCACGCCGCCGGCCGGCTTCTGGCCGCCCTCTGCGACAATGTTAACTTCGGAATCCATGGAAAATGTCATTACCTGAGAGCCATTGAAGGCAATCGGTGTCTGCGCGCAGAGTTTTGCAATCGAGCTCTTGCCCTTTACCTTGGTATACATGTCCGTTACAAGTTCAGCCGGGAACAGTGTTCCCTTTTCCAGTACTGTTGCCATTATTCATTTCCTCCATTCATTTTGTGCAGCATCTGCTTCAGAGCTGCCTTTTTACTGTCGGTTTCGGATACATCCGGTTCCGGTGAAGCCATCGGCTGCTTAGCCTGCGGCTTCCAGATTCCCTTCAGGCTCTCCGCGTCCTTTCTGATATCGTCTTCTGTTTCGCCTCTGAGCCTTGAAGCCATCTCATAAGGGAGCCCAGATCCAAGTGCCACTCTCGTTTTTACCGAGTCGATCTCGTATGTGTGCACCTTCTTCTCCAGATCAGCCATTTTCTGGTCATACCCTTTGTACTTTTCTGCCGCATCAGCATTTGCTTTCTGTGCAGCTGCAAGCTGATTGGTAAGATCCGCATTCGAGGCTTTCAGATCATCATAATCCGCATACTTTTTTGAAACGGTTTCCTTCTCACGCTTCAGGCGGTCTCCGATAATTCTGTCAAGCTCCTCCTGTGTTGTAATCGGTGTAAAATCACTCATTTTTATTCCTTTCACCCTATTTGCCGGTAGGTCCCCGTAAAAAAAGCACCTTTTCAGGTGCTTAATAACTGACTAGTCGTCTTGCCTTATCTTTTGACTCAGCCGCTGCCCAATGCGCAAGAGCTATGCTGTCGAGCAGTGCCACTTCATATTCCGGATTGATGGCTTTATAGCCGAATCCGCCGCCGGATCCAATGGCACGGTGTTCACAGTTCGTGACTACATCCGTCAGTGACGGCTGATCTCTGTGCAGCAGTGTCTGATCAAACACGGCTTGCTCAAATTCAGCAAAAGACTTGATGACATCTGCTACCTTCGGAAGGATTGGACGTTTCATGTGGTTTTCCTTCATCAGGTCAACCAGGATCTTCTGTCCATTCTGCCCGTCAATGACTACCTTTGACCACTCGGCTTTCCGAAGGAAATCCATGATCCATCGGTTTGTCGCCCGGATTGGTCTGCAGTCAATCGCCTCGACAAAGATCTTTCCTGTCGTGGTTTTAACGGCAATGCTCATCGCCACGTTCTGGTTGTTTGCCCCATATTTGATGCCTACGAACAGTTTGCCGCGCAGTTTAGGAATCGCATCAACCTGGCATGCTTCCCACTCCGCTCTTGATATAGCCGATTTCTGATTGTAGGAAAGCCACAAGCCGAGACGCTGGACGTTGAAGTCTACATCATCGCCGCCTATTTCACTTTGGATTGTCCGTTCTTTCAGGCGCAGGCCGAGGGAAGGATTGGTTTCATACCAAGCATCCTTATCCTTCGGATCCGTCATCTCATCGATGCTCCATTCGGACCATCCTGTGTCTTCCGCTTCTCCGGAAAGTGCGCTGGCGCGAAGCTTCGGGAAAATCGTCCCGACACTGTTTACTGTAGGCGGCGTTCCGCAGAGAATTGTCTGCGGATTTGCTGATGCGGCAATTGTGTACTGAAGCGCGGCTTTCTGATCGTCCTGGTATTCCTGTGCTTCATCGATAACCAGAAGGTCAAACGATTCACCAAGTCCGCCCTTGCTCGTTCGTGTCCGGAACTCAATCCGTCCGCCGCCTTCAACGTAAGCATCGAGATAGATGTGCTCTTTACCGCTCGCGCGGTAGATCCCTTTGTCTTTACTCCCCGGATCCACAAGCTTCGCGTCCGTCAGGATTGTCAGGAGACGCTCCCAGGCGGCATGCTCCGTGGAAGTACGATGCGCCGTGTGCAGGATTCTCTCTCCATGAACAAGTCCCCACATCTCCCTGATGGCAACGACTTCATTTTTTCCGTTCTGACGTGGAACAGCAAAACCGTATTTCATGTGCGTCCATTCGCCGTTTTTATTTCT